GCCACAAGCTTGCCTCCAAGAGCTTCCATAGCTTGCGGGCAACGGCGGTAACCGTCCTGCGCCTGGCCGGAGTGTCGCCGGATTTATGCCGCTTCATCGTCGGACACGATTCCGAAGAAATTGAACGGGTCTATTTCCGGCCGGATTCTGCGGACGTCCAGGCGGCCATGAGCAAGATCGCAGTCGGCGTGGCCCGTTAGCCTCCTTTCCTGCCCCGATCATGTTGTTGACGTCAACAAGATGATCCGTCTGCGTTTTGAGGGAAACGGCAGCGGAACAAGGCATCCATCGCGCGGGCCCGCTCGGATTTCGGGATGTTCGTGGGACGCGGGTTTCCGAAGGTAACCATCCAGAATTCGGCGTATTTTTTCGGCGTTACGGCGATGCTGAACCAGTTCCATGCCGTCCACTTCCCTTCACGGTAGAAGGGCGTCCACGGCTCATCAAGTCGGATCTTCTCCTGGGGAAAGAGCCCCTGGATGGTCCGGCAGATCGTCAGGTCTTCGGGAGCGAGCTCGGGGATGTCAGCCTGCATCAGTTCCTCAGCCGCCAGTCTGGCCGCCCAGCCGCTGATGGCGTAACACGGACCATAGGCGGAGCGTTCAGAAGGATGGCTGGGGACCTGGTAGCCTGAGGTATGAAACACCAGCCCGGTGTATCTCATGTCGCGAACCCAGTCCCCCGACAACAGGAGCGTGTCGGAGTCGATTTTGACGATGACGTCATCGTCCTCCGCTTCCCTGGCCAGCGTGGAAATGACGCCCCGGACGCATTCCGGTCCGCGCAGGTTGCCGTTCCTTGGCCAGCTGGTTTGACAATACCGCGCCCCGGCTTCAACAAGGGCGGTTCTGGCGCGTTCGGCAATGGGGTCGGCTTCATCGTCCACCACCGTGATGACGGCTTCCGGGAGGGCCGCCGCAGCGCACCGGACGCATACGAGAGCTTCATCGGCGTCGCCGGCATAGGTGAATAGGTAAATTCTGATCATGATGTTGTCTTGTTATGCTGGTCCGTAGGGGTAGAAGGTTCCTCCGAAGACCGGGATCTGTATCATGCCCAGGGCGTATTGCGTCACCTGGTCATCTTCGATGTCGGCAATCAGGAAGGAATAGTCGAAGTTGACGCCCGGTTTTTCTTCGGCAAGCATGATTGGGTACACCGTCCCCGGAATGCCGGAGACGTCAACGCCCGTCAATTTGGCGTCCTGGCCGAATTGGACGTTGAGCCATACTTCCCCGCTGGTCATCGGGAGTTTCACCCAGGAGGAGCCGGAACTGCCCCCCTGCGGGTATTTGCCGAGCAGATTTCCGTTCAGGTAGAGCGCGCCGGGCTTGATTTGCGCCCCGGTGATGGCTCCCTCCGTATCTTTCTGTACCCGCACCTGGAAGCCGTATTCCGGCGCGGGCGTGGCTTCCCCCGTCGCCGTCGTGATGTGCTGGCTGATAGTGGGAGATTCCGGCTTGGGGTCGTAGGTCAGGACAATTGTTTTCGGCGCGCCCTGCATGTTTTCCAGCGTGGAAGACTCGTGAGATTTGGCGTTGATGCTCCTCAATCTTATCCAGTCTTCTATGCTTAAATAGTTCAAAGCTCCATAGGACAACGTAATGACGTTGGTCTGCAGGTCGCGGTTCACCGTCTGAATCATGGTGTTGATGTTCTGCCACTCTGGGTTTCCTCCCAGCAGCGAGACGCGGCGGCCCATGTATTGGCGCGTCTGCGCTTCTCCCAGCGCGACAAAGGAAATCGTGCCGTCGTAAGGAAGTTCCTGCATGGATTCCCACACCGTTTTTGCAATGTCCCCATAGGGCACACCTTCCGACGGTTCCGACGATTCCTCTTCTTCCGGCCCGTTGGAGGGCTGCTCCCCGTTGTAGATGCCGTCGATGGGGTAGCTCGCAAAGGGGCGGTCCATGGTGACCAGATCCACCGAGAATTCTTCCCAAAAGCAGGGCACACCCTGCAAGGTCCCCACATTCTTGAATTTCTCCCGCCACTTGGCAGAGGCTCTTTCCGGGATGGCGAGACGCTGCTTGATGGTGGCATTGCACCACTTCGGCCTGATGGATTTGGTATGAATTTGGCCGTCCGTCAGTTCATAGCCCGTGGCCGTGATATTATAGCCTTTCGGCTTGTCTTCCTCCGTTTTGTTCCAGGGCTTCCCGGTGATGACTGGCTTCTTATCATAGGCCTCGAGGGCGTCCACGTCTTTCATCCATGGGAAATGATTTTTCCAGAAACTGTTGATCATGTCGTTCTGGTCAATCCGGGTCCCCGTCACTTTCATGCGCTGGTAGGACAGGCTGCCGGCCCTGGTTCCCTGTACCGGTTGAGGATCTTCTACCGGTTCTCCTGTAGAATTATACTTAGAATAATAGAAGTCTACGGACGTTCGGTAAACGATGGAATGCGGTAAGGTCGGGTCTCCGTCTTCCGGGTATTTGGACAGGTAAGAGACGCGATAGCCGTTGCTTCCGGTGGTTTCGGCGACAATCGCCACGCAGGGAGGCACGAGGTCGGCGCGTGGGACAAGGGAAACGTCCATGGCTTTAACATCGTTGGAGGGCTGCAATGGCAGGGAGATAGGCGTCAGGACGTCATAGTCCGTGATGATCATCTTGGGCCGCGCGCCACTGTAGTCGTAGTACGTGACCATGCGGGGCGACCAGTGGCGGATGGATTGGAGCAGACTTCCAAGGGTGTCGCATGAGGCGTTCCATGGGATCAGCATTTTGTCGTCGCTGATCCGCAGTTCGTAGTCCGCGGGGTGGTGTTTGGCCAGATTCAGCACCCGGGAAAGGGCGGAGGAAATGCTTATTTTAGGAATGATTTCATTCCCGCCGCCGGTACTTTGCCACATCGAAAAGACCGGTTTCCATTCGGAATCAAGGGCAAAGCAGTTGTCCAGGTAATACCAGGGATCGGAAAAGACGATTTTCCAGGCACGGGATGAACCGCTGTAGGTCTTTTCGATGCTGGAAACGAGGCCGGCAAGAATGGTGTTCCCGTTTTGGGAGATGGTGACGGTGTCGAATTGCCGGAAGGGCAAGACCTCGTCCAGGGCGCGGACGGGATAAACCGCGGTAATGGTGGAGGTGGAAAAGCTTCTTTGCTCGTGATTGAGGCTCGACGGTTTGAGAGCCAGCAAATCATTGATGGTGATGTCGTGGTTCCTGCTGCTTGTAAAAAGGTTAAGGTTCTATTTATTCCTGTCCTGCATGTTTTTCAAGATATGGACGCATTCCGCAATCCGGTCGTAAATTTGCCCCATCCACAGGAAAAACATTAACGAAAAGAATCCAGATAAAAGACAGGCAATGGACAAACCGACCAATTCATTTGTTATACAAACAAAAAATCCGATGATTCCAGCAACAGCTACAAATCCCCCTATCATAGGGAAATAATAACCTATAAGGGTTGTAAAGGAAGGCGTTTGACTACTTGATGCCTTTGTCTTCGGTACTATTTTTTTATGATATTTCGCCAATACCTTCTCAAACTCTTCCCATTCTTGCCCCCCCTCTTGAAAAATCATGGTTTTCGCGTTGATCTTTTTCTGGTTAAAATAATCTTCCAGAACCTCAAGCGAAACGGGACCTTCCGTTTTCCCATCAGCGATCGCAATGTAGTACATGTCCTGATTCATGCTCTTGTTCTGATACGTTGATTATCCAAAAATGTCAAGATACGAGCCAGCCTGCCACCATATTGAGACCGTTTTTCTGTGCCTGGGACTCTTTTTCGAGCCGTTGAACTCGTGCCTCCATGGATTTGATCGCGGCACGATATTGATTTCCGTCGGAAGATTCCTTTTCTACCAGGGCAATGATGCGTTTCACTAAATCAAGCGTTTGTGCATAGGTGATTTTATTCTCGCCTCTTGAGGACAGTTCCTGCATTAATTTTTTCGAGAGAACCTCCATTTCGTTCTCGGTGACCCTGTTATCCTTGAAAGCGTCTTTGATGTACCTGATGATGGCTCTATAGGCTTCATTAATATTGGATTTTCGTTCCCGCGCTCTTCCGCTGACATCTCTATCGGGTCTTGACAAGGCGTCGGTCAACGATTTGCTGAATCCGGCCAGGTTAACGTTCTCGATGATATTGTCACGTTTGTCCCTCTGGTTCTTGGTTCGCTCTTTAAGCCTGGAGATTTCCTTTTTCAGTTCACGGACTTCGTTTTCCCTTTCCCGTATCTGATCTTTGATAGCGTTTTCATTCTCCTTCTGTGCCTGGACAATCCTTTTTTGCTGTTCCACAGCCTCGTTCCTCTCCCGCTGCGCTTCATCAATTTTTTCTTCGGAAGCATTTATTTTTCGGACTTCTTCAAGCTGTTGCGTGCTTGTAGTTAAAGATTTCTCCGCTTCCGTTTGATCTTCTATCGCCTTTTTAAGCGATTCCTGCGCCTGTTCTACCGCTTTGTCTCTGTTCTTATATGCTTCACGCAACGCATCATCCGTGCTGACGTCATATCCTGCATCGACAAGCGCGTTATCAGAAGCCGTCCTTTGTTTTCTTAAAGCGTTCAGGCGATCTAACTGCACCCTTCCATTTCCTGCGGCTAATACATCTTCCATGAATTTCGAGGCTGTTCTAATTTCTGGGAAGAATGAATTGAACTTGGAATCAAATATTCCCACTTTCTGTAGAAATGTATTGTTTAAAGCAGAAGTATCGCCTCCATTTTCTATTAATTGCTTAATCCACTCTCTCATATCATTAGATGAGATTCTTCCAAGTGTCGTCCATCCTCCTGCTTGTTCTGCCCCATTTCGGCTTACTTTAGCTATAGAAAGCAAGTTATCAAATATTTGTTTTTCCGCATTAAGGATTTCTCCATTGAGCTTTTCCCGTTCCTGGTAGGATAAAATATTCTGGTCCTGCAATCCTCCCAAACGTTCGCTGTTTCTGTTGGTGGCTTCGGTTTTTGACGCTAAATCCCTTTCCGCGTTAGATACATTGATTCTGGCGGATTCTTCCTGTTCTTGTCGATGCCGGGCACGGGCTCGAAGTCTAATGTCTTCCTGTTTGCCTTCAAAGAACAAACGCGCGGAAAAACTTTCAGGATCGCCGAACGCTCCGCTATAGTAATCAGTTTCCAGTTTCAACAAATCCGCCTGATCCTGATTGTCCAGAATCTTTGATTGCAGGTCCAGCAAACGCTGCTGCTCCCGTACAGATTCTTTTAATGCCTGGGCTTCTTCTTTTCGGTTTCCTGCTATTTTTGCCGTCAAATCATTGGACGTCTTTAAAGCCGCCTCATTATTGAAGGACGCGACGATTTCCTGGGATTCCTTAATGGCTTCTTTTTGTTGTTCAAGGGCCTTAGCGAGTTCTTTGGATTTTGCTTCCGTGTTTCCCATCCACTCGTAAAGCTTCGCGCCGGCTAAGACGGCAAGGGAGACAGCCCCGGCGAGCCCTGCCCCCCCTCCGAAGCCCATCACAAGCCCTGGAATATTATTCATGATACCCCTGATGCCGTATTGCAAGTCGTCAAAAAAGTAGGCAGCCTGCAAGGCTCCCTGCCCCATATTCTTCACGCTCCGGGTTGCCTGCTGGCTGTCTTTATCCAGCTGCTCCGTAGACTTGTTCAGGGAGTCAATCTTCTGCTTTGCTTCTTCTACGCCTTTTCCGTCCAGCGTGGACTTGAGCTTGATTTCGATTTCTTTCTTGGTAGCCATGGTGGAATTGATAAGGGGTTATCGTTGAGTGTTGACTTCTTCGATGGCGAAAGCAGGAAGTTTCCCGTCCGCGAGGCTGGCGCGGGCGTCGTCCACGCGTTTCTGCAGGAATTCCAGCATCATCATATCGCGGATGATGACGCCGAAGGCATGGGAGGGATTGACGCCGGCAGATTCCGCAGCCTCAAAGACGCCTTCGCGCATCTCCTGCGCTGCCTGTTTCAGATGCGGGTTCTTGTTGCATTCTTCGGCGAATTCGACGAAAAGCCGTTCTATTCCGTGTTCTTGTTGTTCGTTCATGAATAATGGTTGATATGTTGTTAAGAAGGGCGAGCAATGGAAGTATAGCGGATGACGAGGGATAAGCTGAACGTGCGTCCGGGGGCGGTAGCGGAGGCCGGATAAGCATCATTGCCAAGGCCGTCAAATGACTGAGGGTTGTTCAGCATGGCGTTCTTCTCATAAATGCCGTTCTGATTTTCCACGACCAGCTGCCAGTCCGAACGAATTTCCACGCCTGGAAAAAACGTCCATTTCATATTTCCGCCCTCTCCGGTGGAAACAGCCTCGTTGCTGGTCGCCAGAAGAGAAGCCGTTCCATTTTCCACCCGGTAAAGCGACAACGTGCCTGAATTGGAGCTCGTAGGATTCGTCGTCACGATTTCCTGCAGCGTGATTCCCTTTCCTTCCGGGTTGCCTTCCGGGAAATCGGGATAAACGTCCGAGGGGATGAACCGCCACGAACTGTATCCCATCGGGACATCCGTATACTCTCCCTGGGGAGGTGGGAGCGTATAATTGCGCGTGACCAGTCCCGCGCGCAGCACCCTAAGGTACGCTTTTTCCCCGGAGTCCTGTTGTTTCGCGGTGATTCTTACTGTTCCCGCCACTCCTTCGTTGGCGGAGACTGCGACCTTGAATGATCCGTTGTTGCCGTTGACCACATCGGAGATGACGACAGAGGAACTTGGTGATCTGGCCGTCCAGTCAACGCTGACCTCTCCCGGACTGTAAAAAGAAGACACATTCACAGAATAATCGCCTCCCGTAAAGGGAACCTGCAATTCGGTTGGAGAAAGGCCAAAGGAGAAAGTAGGAAGCGGCTGACGAAATTCAACCTCAACAGCCTGCCCGGTTCCGTCCTGAATGACCTGGAGCGACATGGTCCTGTCCTCGTCTCCTTCGTTGGCGGAGACTGCGACCTTGAATGATCCGTTGTTCCCGTTGACGACATCGGAGACGGTCAACCCTTCCGAGACGTCGGCTATTTGCCACCCCTGCCCGACCGGACCCGGGGTAAACGAAGATTCCACGTTCACGGTATATTCACCACCCTGGACGGGCACGTCAAAAGAAGCGGGCGCCACGGAAAAAACCCAGTTGGAATTGTCGGGAACCCGGTCCGTGAGCGTCATGTTGATGGATACCAGCAGACACAGATAGCCGTCCTCGGGAGACGGAGGCGGGACGAAGTTTTCGGTTTCAAACTGGTAGCCGGTGATGACGGCGGCAAACCGCCATTGCGGCTGTTCGGCGAACTGCAGGTAGAGATAGCCGTTCTGGTTGCTGGCCAGCCACAGCGCCAGATTCTCCTGATAGGTGGCCATATCCTGATAATCGACGAACCAGCGATAAAACGCGACGGTGCGCTGCTCCACGGCGCTCCCAAGCCCCTGCGCGAACGCCCTGGGACCGTCTACCAGCGACGTTTCAAATGCTTCCATGGAACCGCCGAAACGGGGCGGCTCCGGCGTATCGTCCCAGAGGTTGAGAAGCTGAATCTGGTTGCCGGCGGCGGAAACGTAGCGGGCGGCGAAGGGGGCCTGGTAGGTCATGGGCGGTTACTGGTTGAGGTAGTCCTTCATCCCTTCGGCAATCGCTTCGGCAATGCGTCCGGGATGGTCCTTCATCAGGGCGGCGTTTTCAGGATTGGTGATAAACCCGCATTCGCACAGCACCCACGGGCAGCGGGTCCTTTTCAGGACGGCAAGGCCCGGGCGCGACTGCACGGTATTGGCCCGGCCGGGAAGCAGGCGGGAAAGAGGTTCCGCGATGCACATGGCCAGCCTGCTGCCCTTAACGCTCCCGGGATAGAAGCACACATGGGCGCCGTGAGCTTGCACATTATCCGATGAGTCACAATGCAGGGAAATCCCGAAGTCGTAGCCGCCTTCGTTGGCGGCCTTGATGGTGGCGTTCAGGTCGTCCGTGTTGCTCTGGGCCGGAAAGTCAATCACGTCCACCTTGGCGCCCAGCTGCCGCAGCATGGGGGCGAGGCATTCGGCGATCGTCACGGCGACGGCGTGTTCTTCAAGCCCGTTCCCGCGGGATCCGGTGTTGTTGGCATGGCCAATATCAATGGCTATTTTCATGAGTATTCTCTTTTAATGGTTGGTTGTTAATATGATTGAACTTGTAAGAAAAACTTTACTGTTGCCTATTTTTCCAACTTCCGTTCGATATTCTCAATTCTGACGGCAAGAAGTTGGATTGCCTTGGCCGTCTCGACCTGGGCCTGTGTCTGCATGGTCATCAGGTCACACAGCCGGTCATTATGGCGTCCCATGACATCCCCGATGTACCAGCAGGAAGCGCCGCAAATGACCAGCGACAGCATGACGCAGGCAAACACGGGTGACGCCTTGGCAAAATCCATGAAACGCGCCGGTACTTCGGAGAGTTTGCACATGGTGTTACTTCTTGGAGGGAATTACCTGCACAACGGGCGGAACGTCCGTTTCGGGTTGCGCCTGTGAATAGGAGATATGGCCCGGTTCCAGCACCAGGCAGGAGCCGTCCTTGCATACGACCGTCTTGTCCGGCGTTACATCCACGGAATGACCGCAGCCACCCAGCAAAGCGGAAGCCGCATAGGCCGCCCCTGCCAGGACTACCCACAAAAGGCGTTCCCACCACTTCAGGCCGGTTTTAGTTTTACTCTTTTCGTAGGCATCTTTCATGCCCTGCTTCCCCGCCTCAAGGGCGGCCTGCTTTTGCTCGTCACTTAACTTACTCATGGTTTTGCTCTGTGAAATATTTAAAAAATGCCACGGCGGCGGGGTCCGTGATGATGAATTCCGGGTAGTCCGCAGACGTGAATGTCCGGCGCCCACCATCCGCATTGACGGCCTCAACCGTAAGGATCACCGCCTCTGTGGACTGGTAATTGTCTGCATCTCCAGTCGGCGCCTGGAATACCCAGTTGCACCGCACCCAAACCTGCACCGCTTGCCAGTCCTCGTCCATGCCGGCGATCGCGGCCGCCGCTGCTTTCAAGGCCGGGGCTTGGTCGGCGGGTATATCCGCTTGTGTATAGCAGAGGGAGAGTACAAAGCCGTTATTGTCTGGAAATCTGGCGGTCATAACAAATTCGTTCCACTGTCCGGGCTTAGGGAACTGTAAATGTATCTCTTGCATGGTGTTATTGCGCTAATTGGTTGATTTCTACAACGGCGGCCTCGGCGTAATGGTGGCCGACAAACGCCCACACCTGCCGCGGTTGTCCAGTCGTGTTTGCCGCCAGCGTCAGGACAACCTGGCCGCCGCCGGACCCTATTTCTTCAGAGGATTGCGTGCACCACACAGCGGCGGGGTCATGTCCGCACATGGTATCGTTCAGCACATAGATAGCCTCGGAGAGGGTGGAAGACGCCGTCAATGTCACCTCGCCGCCAGAGGCCGGAACTTCCTGAGCAGAAGCCGTTACTTCTGGAACTGGTTTAGGTGTCACGCCCTCCATTACCGTGTCCTTCATGAGGACCCAGGAGTTGGTTATGCCCAGTGAGGGTGCATTGTCTATCCTCATTCCTCCCATCCGGAGGCCCGCCTGATAAGTCCCGCTGACTTCGTGCGCCTTGAATTTGGTTGTAAGGCATGCTGTGTTGCCGGAGCCCCAAAAGGAGGAAGCCATATCCATTACATATTGCTTGTCCACAAACAAAGCCCAGCGATTGTAAATCTCCTGGTCATCGGGGTTGGGTGGCGTCATGGTTAATACCATATCGCACAAGTCGTTATTAAATACTCCCTTCTTCAGGGAGGCGTTAGCGGTAGCAATTGCGTAGCTTGTGTTCAACGACTGGGCTTCCACCAAGGCGGTCACCCATGACGGAATGACGGATTCCAGAAAATAGTTGGTGCGGCTCCATTGGCCGGCAGCCGTCATGGTTATCATTCCCTCATAGGAAATGGCATTCTGCCCTGTGGCGGGCAGCGGCACACGGACTCCTTCGATTGCGGTGATCGTGGCGTCGTAGGTCTGCGGCTGCGTCCAGTTATAAGACCCGTCCGGATTAACATCCCCGGTATCTCCTTTCTCGCCACGGGGTCCTTGGGGACCCTCCGGCCCCTCGGGGCCTTGCGGGCCGGCAGGACCCTGCGGTCCGGTTTCTCCAATGTCGCCTCTTGGTCCCTGTTCTCCGGTCGCTCCCTGAGGACCTTGAGGTCCTGCGTCGCCCCTGGGACCCTGAGGGCCTTCGGGGCCGGTTTCGCCCGGTTCCCCCTGCGGGCCTGGTGGGCCTTCGGGACCGGCGTCTCCTTTGGGGATGGTAAACGACAACAGATAAGAGCCCGCTTCCGAGCCTTTCACGGCTTCCGCTGCGGCAGGAGTGCCAGGCTCGCCGGTAGTGACCCGGTCCACCGAAAGATTGAAATTCTCGGCGTACTTCTTGGCCTGCTCCGCGTACCAGGCGGCGCTTGACGCATTATCAAGCACCACCTGCACGCAGCCGCTTCCTTCCGGCAGCTGCACGACGACCGCGCCCGCCACGGCCTGCTGTTCGTCCGGCAAGTCAGGCGTTACACGGCCCGCAGAAACAAAGCATCCGTAGAGCAGCGGTCTTTCCTCGTTTCCGTCGTCCATGAAGACGTCGTAGGACCACCTGCCCGCAGGCACCGAAGCCCAGGAAAGCACGCCGTTACCCTCATCGTCGCGGGAAAAGCCGAACTCGGCGACGCCTGTCTTGAGACGGACAGCGCCGCGGAGGGTGACGCCGCTCATGTCGACGGGATCCCCCTGAAAATCTACCACACGGACGACCAGCGACTGGTTCAGCCCCGTGACGGTCCGGATATCGTATTTGCCTGCCTGCTGCCTGGGAAAAAAGAGGATGCGGGGGCGCAGCGCGCCCCCTGGTGAAACGCGTCAGGAACCCGGCGCCGGCGTCACGTCCTGCACATTGGAGGGCGTGAACTGGTACTTGCCGCGATAATCCATTTCGAACTCGAACTGGGGTGAAGCAATCGCCGTGGTGTGTTCGGGATCCTGCAGGAGGCGCAAGGCGCCATGCGCCGTTCCGACCAGATAGATAGTACCCACGTCGTTCTGATACCAGAAGTGAAGATACCCCTCAATCTTATTGTCGCCGCCATGTCCGACGGTGGTCGATTCCTCGCCGTTGGCGGGAGGCGCTCCCAAGGCGAAAGAAAGCTGGAACCATTCGGGGGACATGTCCGGCGTGGTGAAGGTCATCCGCTTGCCGGTCGTGGTGTTCTTGCGCTGCTGGCGATATCCCAGCGCACCGCCGTAAAAGCGCGTCACATCCCCTTCGACCTGGGTGGCGACGGACTGGAACGCTCCCAGCAGCCCGAAGCTCACCCAGGGCTGTTCAGGCCCGGCGGTCGGATCCGTTGGCGGAGACGTCGGAGGCGTCGGAAACTGGTCCGGCCCGGTGACGTAAGAAGCTCCCTCGTCTTCGGTCACCTTGATGCCGTCGGGGAGGAAAATAGCCAGAACGCCGGTAATCTGCGGCGTGACGTTGCGGTTCGTGAATGTGGGATCGTATGTAGTTGCCCTGGTGCTTGAAACGGTTAGTAGATGATTGTTGCCTTGCCGTCGGCTTCCAGCTTATCGGCGAGTTCTTTCGTAACACGAATATGCGCTCCTTTCAAGAACGTTGAGCGCCCTATCCTCACTTCTTTGGACAGAATGAGGATGTTCGTGTTGATGACGGCGGCCTGCTCCGTCTTCTTCTCCGGTTCGGTGTTGGCTGCAGCTGCTTTGCTCATTTGATGTCAACAAGGTTGAGGGTTGCCAGAGCTTCCGCGATGGTCGCGGGAAGTTCCGGGGTGTCGGTTTTCATGAAGAGGCTGATGACCAGCCCTCCATCCAGTTCTGTTTTCGTGCTGACGACGCGGACGGTCACCTTGTCCTGGTGATCCCCCTGGTCTTTTTGCTGTTTATTTTTTGGCGTTCTGCTCATGGAATTCCGTTTTGGTTCGTATGTTGATATTGATCGGGACGCGGTAGTCCACGGTCAAGACGTTCATTTGCCTCTTCTCTCCGTCGATAATCCCGGAAGAGGCAAAGCGCCCCTTGATCTTGGGCTTCATCATGGCGGGCGCGGGAAACGGAAGTGGATTCCAGTTCCACAGGGCATGCTCAATCACGTCGCCCACGGCGCGCAAATAGTAGGCCGGCGTCAGGCATTCCTCCGGGAACAGGGCAGCGTTGTGATAGATGGCTACAATAATGAAATACTGCCTCCACATGGTAGGTTCCGCCGTCTGCCCGTGTCCGTCCTGGTATTCATCCGCATCCCCGGGACACACCAGCACCACGCCGTTATTCCCCATTGCAGACATGATGATGTCATTGGCGGCATACTCCGGATCAAAGGGCGCGTCAAAGATGTGGCAGCTCAATTCCTTGCTGCTTTTGAGCCGCTCAATGATGCGGCAGCTCATGGTCTGGTCAATGGAGGGGATCATGATTCGTTTCCGATTTGGGTGAGGTATGTTTCCGCGGCGCGCTGCGCCATTTGGTCCATCGTCGGCAGGATGCCAGGAGTAGGAGCAATCGTTACTTCCCGGCACAGGATATAGAGGACGTCTCCTGTTTTCGTTCCTTTGCTGAAAAGCTTGCGGGCCGCTTTCTTCCCGGTGGAGGACTGGGCTGTCTTGAGAATCAGGACACCGGTTACATTTCCATTCCGTCCTCCATTTTTGGAGGGGATGAATTGCAAGTCCTCTTTGCGGAAGCCTGCGCTGTAAATGCTTCGGGTCCCTCCATGCCCTCGTGGCGCGTTGATGGTGGGGATGGCGAGGTTCTGAATCGGCTTGCCGGTGACTTCCGAAGTGCGTCCGGTGGGCCGCAGCGGGCCGCCCAGGTAGCCCTGCGTGCCTATCCAGTGCAGGCCGATGCCGCGCCAGGCAATGGAGACGCTGACGCCTTCGGCGGTTTCTTCCATGCTGGTGGCGTCCGCCGCGGCGTCGTAGTAGTCCTTGCCCTGCTGGCGCAAGGTTTGCTGAATCATCAGACTGAGGGCAACGCCCGCCTTGCGGATGGCGGTCTTGTGCAGGGCGGCGGACGGCGCCATGTCGGCAAACGCGCGGTTAATCGCGGATTGGTCGATGTGGACGGTTACAGCCATTTGACGGGCAAAACGTAAGGGGTTGGCAGTTCCACGCGGATAGCTCCGGCGACGTCTTCCACTTTTTTGACGTGCCCGGAGGTAATGGGATAGGTGAATTCCCCCTCTTCCTTTGGGGAAACGGGGATATACTGGCGGGAGGACGCGGCGGCCACGTCTGCGGGCCGGGCGTACCAATCACCTTCCGGCTCGGAGAACAGGCGGTCCAGCAGGCGGTCCAGGTAGAGGGATGCCAGCGTTCCGGCCACCGCTCCCCCGGCTGCCGCCAGGCGGAAGGCATGGGCCTGGCGCAAGGGGATCTCTTCCGGGAAATCCCCGGACAGGAGTTCCGCCAGTTCCGCGTCCGTGTAAGGCCGCGTGCCGTTCGGATCGGTATAGACAAAGGTGGTATTGCCGTCGTTTTCGTTGTTGACGCGCAGGGCGTCTTTCAGGATGCCGCGGATCTTCTTCTTGTTGGCTTCCGTCACACCCTGGGCATTGCTTTCCAGCGTGGCGTTGAAGCTGGCCGGAGCGGGACGGACGCGGGAAACGTCCAGCCCGGCAGCGCGGGCTTCTTCGGCTCCGATGGGAGCAATGTTCATTCCGGACAGGTAGTCAAAGGGAGGGTAAGGCGTGCCGAACCGCGACAGACGGATCCAGATATCGGAGGACGCCAGGGCATAGCCGACGGTCTCGCCCCGGATGAATCCGGAGGATACCGCTTCCGTGGCTTCTTCTTCCAGCCCGGCCCGGGCACGGTTCCAGCGTTCGGCCCAATAGCGCGGGTCTTCCCGCCCCTGGGAGCGGTAAAATTTGAAGGCGGCCGTGTCTTCGTCCTGCATCCAGTTATACCAGTTCCGGTAACCGTGCGCCATGGCCGCATTGGTTTCCATGACGACCTGGATGCGGAGCCAGGATGACAAATCCTGAATGCCGCCCTGCCCCGTTGCCGGCGGTCGGTAGCCCTGCTGGCGCAGGGTTTCGCGGATGGACTGCTGCGCCTCTTCATAGCTCAGGGCGCCGGAGGCGACCTTCCCCGCCTTTCCCTCAAAGTCGGACAGGATAACGCCGGGCTCCACGCCGGACACGAAAAAGGCGCGTTCGGCGTAGTCGTTGGCGATCATCTCCATCTGGGCGGCGGTCATCATCGGTAGGTGCTTCGCATGGGGTTGAACCAGGGGCGGCGCGTGTAGCGCGGCATCATGTAGGCGGGATCCGCGGGCGCGGAGCCGTCCACGCTTTCCGGCAGCATGTCCCCTTTGGCGTAGAGCGCCAGCATCGCGTCCGCCGATTCGGCGGCCTTCTGGCGCGTCTCGGTCAGGTTGAGCTGGTAGCGCAGGTAGAGCTGCCGGATGATCAGCGGCCATGCCAGGGACCGCATGCTTTGCGGAATGTCGTACATGCCGCTGTTCTGGAGCGATTGCCGCAGGGCGAGGTTGTTGGCCAGCGCCCCGCGGATGGTCATGCAGACATCGTTGACCGCCTCCATCATGACATCCCGGTAGTCCAGGCTGCGCTGTTCCCCGGCTTTCACCAGGGCGTCGCGCTCCGCAGTGTTGAGGCCGAGGAGTCGGTCGGCTTCATCCGTAGTGATGGTGGACCAGGCGGGAAAGGCGGACATGATGGAGGCGGGTTGGGTGGGTTAAGCCGTGGCCGTCGCGTCGATGCGGACGATGGCGCTGGGGTTCGTCAGCTTGGTCAGCGAGTAGACGCGGTTGGTTACCAGCGTCAAAGCGGGCGTCGGCTTGTATTCAGTGATGACTTCTCGGCGAAGCTTGCCGGAAAGACCGAAGGTCTTGACGGCGGAGGCGTCGAACTGCGTCGGGGAGTCTTCCTTGTACAGGACATAGACTTCGTTTTCCATGATGGTTTTCGCGTCGCCGGAAGCGTCGCGGTACGGCATGGAGGCGATGTAAATATCCCGGATGGGCCGGATCAGAGCCATGCGAAGAAGGTCTTCGTTGAACAGGCCGACGCTGTTGAAGGAAACCACCTGACGCGCGAGCGTGTTGGAGCGAAGCAGCTGCCATGCGTTGATGCCGAAGACAATCGTGTTCGGCATGTGTCCGGTTGCGGCGTTGATGGACAGGATCGCCTGGTCCAGATCCGCCAACGGGTTTTTCTGCTGGTTGGCCCAGTCACCCATCCCGGAAGCGGCCGGAAGCTGGCTCATCAGAAGCTTGGCGCGTTCGTATTCGTACGACGTCACAAACTGGGATTCGATGAGTTTGTATTCCGCCAGGGTGATGGCCTGCGCCTTTTCCCGGTTGACGCCCAGCAAGGCGTCAGGGATGGGCAGCGTCAAGCCGTAGCCCTGAAGGGTGTCGGTTTCGTTTCTTCCGCGCAGGACGGTCTGGCGGGGAGGTTCGCCCGGTCCCACCTGGATGGGCTGGACGGTGAAGGCCGATTCCGTGTCCCAGACCTTGTACTGGAAATTCAGGTCATAGACCGGGACGATCGGAGCGATGCGGCTGATGATGGAGTTCTCTTCGGTGTTCCCGGACCCCGCGGAATAGGAGGTCAGGACATCGGTGAACTGAACGGCGGAGCAAAATGGAGTAGCCCTTGTTCTTGGTCTTTCTGTTGGTTGGGGTTAATAGTTAGGCTGCGGCGACCTGGTAGGACGGAACGAAGCCGATTTCCACAAGGCCCTGTTCCCACTGGGCATGAATAACGCGGGCATAGACGGTGTCGCCGCTGGCGGCGGCCTTCCATGTCCCGTTGGCCGTGATGGTGACGGGCGTTCCGGCGTTGATGGTTCCGGGCGTGTCGGATAGAGCCGCCTTGATCAGGCCGGCATACATTCCGACGAGCGCGGCGACGCAGGTTCCCTTGTTGGGCTGTCCCTGCAGGACGACGCCGAGCAGCTGCGTCTGCGTGGGGATGGCGGACAACGGAGTTCCGACAAATTCGGGGATGTCAGGATTGGCGGTCAGCGCCACGACGGTTCCTTCCTGTCCGCACAGGTCAACGCCTTCCGGGGCGTTGAAATAGACGATGGCGCTTTTCTGGGTTACATTGAGTGATGGCATTGGTTTGATCAGGTTGAATAATTAACGTTGGGCGGAGACGATGAAGCCCTCTTCGGTCGCCTTCTGGCAGGCGTCATAGCGCTTCATGCCGTCCTTGATGAGTTCGTTCACGCGGTTGTTGAATCCGTCAATGGATTCCTTCTTGCGGAATGGGTCAGGGGGATTCAGAGTCGCGCGGCGGTTCAGAGGCGTCCTTTGCGGAAGCTTCTTCTGCTCCGGCTGCTCCTGTTTCTGCGGGCCCGCCTGGCGGTTGAGCGCGCGGATAAAGGCGTTCAGCGCGGCGGGGCTTTCCCGGAGAGAGTTTTTCAGCTCTTCCCGGCGTTCTTCCGTGAATTCCTCGCGTTCTTCCTCGTCCAGCGCGTTTTCGTACGTGCTGACGGCGTCGTCCACTTCGGCGTTCACGTGGTCTTTCTCACGCTTTTCCAGCGAGAGCAGTTCATCAAGTCGTCCGAGGATCGCCCTGCTCATGTCGTCGGTGCCGTCAAATTCGACATCCAGCTTGTCAAGCAGGGAATCGAACAGGGCCCGCTGGGCCTTGTCCATTTCCTTGGACGGATATTCTCTATCGTCGTTTTCCATATTGGTGTTCTGGGTTGTTTCCCCCTCTTCGGGGCTTTTGGGTTCGCCCCCGGCCTCGTCGGAGGCGGGGGAAGTCTGTCGGTTGACCAGAGGCCGCTTTCCCTTGATGCGCGGCCGGTTGGTCAGAGCGAAGCCGGTCAGACGCGACGGGCGGTAGACGCCGTCCGTCAAAGTCATGCCTTCGCCATATTCGGTGGATGATTGCGTGTATTCCTTGTCCTGCAGCATCTTCAGGCCGCGCGGCGTCCATTCGATGAACCCGTAGAGTTCCAGCGTGCCGGAAGGGTCGCGGTAGGTGTCCAGCCTCTTGAGCCATCCGAGGGCCCGAGTATCGCGGGAAAGGTCGTGGCTCAGGTGGTCGCCGTCGATGAGCATGCCCGGGCCGTCAAAGGTGCGGGCGTTGAAGTCGTCCACCATGTCCCGGATCGCCTGCTCGTCGATGCGCAACACGGCGGGACCCTCGCCGTAGTCAACGTCATGGTCTCCGCTTTTCTCAACGTGGAACCAGCCGTTGGCGGGTCGGGACAGGTCATTGATTTGTTTCGTGCTGATCATCGGTAAATCCTTTCATGAGTCCGGCGTAAATCATTTGCTGAAGCTGTTCATAAGCATCGGGCGGAATGAGTGCTTTTTCCGGTTCCCTGTTGGCCGCCGCCGTCACCGGAACGGGGTCCTGCGTGTCCTCGATCGACATGCCGATCTTTTCTTCAATCTCGGTCTTCTCGGGGCGGACGCCTCCGTCGGCAAGCGCGGCGATTTCCTCGGCTTTCTGCAGCGGGGTCTGGACGGTGTCAAAAGTGATGTGGAGGCGGGCCAGCGGTTCGCCGTCTCCCAGGACAAGCGGGCTGATGGCGGCGTTAAAAGCTTCGGCGACCTTGGAACAGACCGCGGAGACGACCGAATTCCAGCTGTCCGTGTGCGCTCCCCCGGCCAGCGTGCCGGATCCTGATTCATTCAGGACGGTCAGAGTGCCGGCCATTACAAACCGCACCTGGTCCTTGTCGGACATGTTGATTCGGGATAGGAAATAGTTTTCGTTGATGTTGGAGGCTTTCAACGGTTCGGCGGCGCAGCCGGGAGGAAGCACAATGGAGGCTCCCGATTTGAGTTCCTCACAGGCCCGTTCCAGCGCGTCCATGACGGCGGCGCTCGCGTCCTTGGGCGCCGTGATGATGACCGGGGCGCTCCCGTAGCGGTCCATATGGTTGTCCCACGTAACTTTGGCGTGATTCCGCTCAAAAGAGGCGCGGGTTGCCGGAAAAAGAATGGGGTTCCGGTGCTCCATGACCACGAGCGTTTCTTCCTCTACGCTCTCGCCCGTGTCGACCCCGATGTAGCACTGGGGATTAAACTGCCATTCGTTCAGCTCTCCGGGCCGCACCCAGTATCGCTGCGGGATGAATTCAAAGCGGCGGCCCCAGGAATCTTCGATGTATTGGAGGTGGGCGTACCCGTAAAACATAGCGGAGGCCAACTGCCCAAAGGCCTGTTGAAGTCCGGTGACGGAGTGATAGAATTCTTCCAGCGCGTTCTGCTGACGCTGGGCTTCCGGGCTGTCGTCCGCGGCGTCAATCTTCCATCCCTGCATGGAGACGCTTTCAATGAGCCGGGAATAGAGCATGCCCATCAAGCCGTCCGAGTAGATGACCTCGTCCCAAATGAGCATTTGGCGGGCAAAGGCTCCACGCCGCGCTTCGTTCCGGGCGTCAATCAGGGTTTGCAGGTCGGCGCCCTGTAACGGGTCCCAATATTCGTACCATTGAGGCTGGTTAGGCTTCCGGCTCTGTTCCGTCAACGCTCGCCGGGCCAGGTCCGTTTCAAGCTCCTTGATTCTGGTCTCCTGTTGGGCTACCAGCTTCGGGGCGTTGAGGATATTTCGGACGGCGTTAAACCTGCGGCGGGAGGAAAAGAAAAGGTTGGTTGCAGGGGGAGGAGTTGGACCTCCGACATGAGGACAGGAACCTCATATGATACCGTTTCACCACCCTGCGATTGAATATAAATCAACACATATAGATATGTTGATATATTGTCAACCCTAATATCTCCCGTAAGCGCGTTTTGATGACACGGGACGGGCGTACCAGGCTCCCAGCGTCCGCGCCAGTCCGCTGTTCCGGCGCGCGTGCCAGGCCATCACAAGGGCGTCGGCCCGGTCTGGGGAACGAACGCCCCGCTTTGCCATATCTTCTTTGCTTTCAATGCGGACGCGGCCTATTGCGTCGGTTTGGAGTCGTGGAGCAACCAGCTGCTCAATCGTATCCTCGTCAATGTCGAGGATGAGTTCTTTTTCTTCGATGGCGCGGGCGAGAGCCCGCCATGCTTGGGCGCGGAGGTTGACAAAGGCTTGTGTGTCATCTGCCGGGAAGCCTCCCCGGTAGGAGTGCACGGGGAAACCCTCAGCCCGGAAGTCGTCAATGATGGGAAGCCCCAGTCCGTCGCCGTCGGCAAAGATGCGGTCGGCAGAGATGCCGAGTTCGGCGGCCTTTCGGCGGAAACGTCCGCGCGCTCCTACAGTGTCTGGGTCGGCCCAGTGGTCGGCGATGAAAAAACGGTTGCCCTGTCCGGCCGCGAAGACATTCTCATCACCCCCGGCGGCGAAGTCAAAGCCGCCGCAGGTCTCCCCGGTGTCCAAAAAGGGAGGCGGGTTGTTGAGCAGCTCCATGATGGCGCGGCGGGAAATGACGGATTGCCCGTCGAGGTCGGTGAATTCGCCGAGGATGGCGGAGCGGTAGAAGGAGGACTGTTCGCCGTATTCTTTTTTCAGGCGCTCGGCCTTGCCCGGATCGTTGATTTCGATATGCGGGCAATCCTCGTATTTGACGCGGATTTTGTAATAGAGCGATGAATTTTTGTGAAAGCAGTCGTAAAAGGTGCCGGAATCGGCGCCAGGCGACGAGGTGATGAACGCGTGAAAGAGCGTGCAGCGGGAAACAGCGGTGAAGATGGAGTCGGGAATGGTCTTGGCTTCGTCCAGGACGTAAAAGACGGGATCCACGTCGGGCGAGATTTTCGGGTGCCATCCTTCCGCGCGGCCGGCGTTGTCGGTCGAGAAGCCCACGGCAAAACCTCCTTCAGGGGTACGGATTTCCGTCTTGTTGAACGTCCAGCCGTCAAAGAAAGGGTTGTCCATGTAGCGGCGGAGCGCGGGAAAGAGCTGCTTTTCCACCTGCATCCACGACGACGACGTGACCGGCACCTGCCCCCGCGGGAAGCAGGTAAGGAAGTACAGGATGGCCGGAGCGATGCAGTTGCTCGTCTTGCCGGATCCGTTGGGGGCGACCAGAGCCACGCTTTTCCCTCCCAGGGTCAGCTTGCCGAGGGACAACGCCTTGATGGCTTCCACCTGCCAGGGATAGGGATCCAGGCGGAGGATGTGGCGAAGGAAGAAGCTGACGGGGAGGTATGGCCTGATGTCTAGGGATTGAGCTTGCCAGCGATGGTTTCCAGCGCGGTTTTCTCGTCTTCCTGGAGCTGGGCCAGCTGCTCGGGGTCCAGGGTGATTTTCCGTTCCAGCGGCGCCCCGGGAACGCCGGCGACGTCCTGGCGGACCCGGTCTCCAAATTTTTCGGGAGCGAAACGGGCAGCGACTTTCAGCCGGGTTTCAATGGCGAGCTTCTTCGCGGCGACGGAGGCGGAGCCGCATTCCGGGTCAAGGGCGACTTTTGCGGCTTCATCGGCCAGTTCCTGACACGCGTCGAGCATAGCTTCCGACTGCGCTTCCCGCGAGCGTTGAATGAGTTGGGAAAAATCCGGCCTGGTTTGCCGCCAGTTCCAGACTGTCCAGACGTCCGGCATGTGATCGTCCGAGCAAATGGACTTCATCGTTTCCCCGTTGGCTAAACGGGAGGCTATCTCGTCGGCTAATGCCTCCGTATAGAGGCTGGGCCGTCCTATTTTCTTGTTGGCGGTAGGTGATTGCTTCTTTTTCCTGCAGGTCTACTCTAGAGGACAGTAGCTAGCAAATCAAGCACTCTGTTTGTTCTTTCCTTTCTGGGCCCATTGACAAATCTGACCCTCTCACATATACAGATTTTGTGAAAAAGTGTCCTATATGCGGCAAGGATGTTCCGCCGCGCTACGGAGCGCGGGAAAGCGTATACTGCTCCCGCGCTTGCCTCAAGGCACACTATGACGCCGCCTGGGAAACTATCACCTGCCCCGTGTGCGGAAAGGAATTCCGCGCTAAAAAACTCTTTCGGCGGAAACATTGCTCTTATCCTTGCGCAAATGCGGACATGGCAGCGGCGCCGGATGGCGGGTACTTGCCGCCCCTGCCGTCCCGAAGGAATAAAAAAGGGCAGCCCCGAAGAACCGCCCTTTTTAAGGGAATGAGCGTTTCCGCTCGTGCTGATCTTGTGATCGTTTTAATCCACAGCCCCGGAGGGCTGACGTGTTCCTAGAAAGAACAAATTACTTCTCTCATATTCTGCGCCAGGCCGCAAGCAAAAACGGAATGACAACTTTTTTCACCTTTTTTCATTTTTTCTCTTGCATTCCTATAAATTTTATAGTAACTTAATTTTGTTGACGGGAGGTAAGGGACCGAACGAAGACATAATCCAAATAACAAAACTAGAAAGAACAAGACAATGAACGATAACAAAATCATCACCACGGAAGACGGAGAAGAAATCAACCTGACCGCTCTTGAACGTGAATTTGGCAGCTACAAGTTTGAAGGCAAGACCTACTATGCAGCGCGCCAGATGGAATACACCAACAGGGTTTTCCCTGGCTCCTATGCGGACAAATACGAAGACGGCAGCTATACGGAAGAATGGTCTGCTCCCGGCTATGATGCAGAAGGGAACAAGGTTGAAATCTTCATGGTCTTTGAACAAATGACGGGCGAAGAAATTGAAGGAGAAAACCTCAACTGGACGCAGGACGCTTCCCGCGTTGAAGCTCTCTAAATAACCCCCAGGGGCGGCAAAGCCGCCCCTCCTTTCTCACTATGACCGCACAAGAATTTATCGACTGGCTTCAAACTGCCAACAATCTTCCAAATCCTACCCAAGCTGTAAAAAGGGCCGCGCAGATGATGCGGGTGACGGAAGATGCTGTTTGGAAGTGGCTAAATACTAAAAAACCACATCCCACGCCTGAATACATGCAATTGCTCATGGAGTTATTGCATGAAAAATACCGAGAAAAGAGGTTTCACCGCATTATTTCTCACGAGCAGCGTGAAGAAATGCGGTCCATGTTGGGCAAAAAACCTGATCTGGAAATCGCCGAGCTACTCGGAATAGCGCGCGTCACGGTCCAGACTGAACGCTATAAATTAGGTATCAAAAAGTATTGCAGCCCTGAAGCAATCCGCATCCAACACGATGAAGAGCTTATTGCAGTGCTCGGAAAAATTCCTGACTCGGAGTGTGCCAAGAAGTTTGGATACTCAAATTCCAGAGTAGCCTACCTTAGAAAGAAATTAGGGATTAAGTCATATAGGGGGCCGCGTAAACCCCGTCAGCCACGAGACCCAAATAAACCACACAAGAAAAAAGAGTATCCCGAAGAGTTAATTAACATGCTTGGAAAGACCCCGGATGATGAAATTGCTAAAAAATTCGGTTATTCCAAGGCAGGAATTGCGCTTATTAGAAAAAAGATGGGCATTCCATCATTATCTGATACTAAATTCCCCGAAGAGAAACGCGAAGAAATGCTATCCATGCTTGGGAAAGTTCCTGATAGCGAAATTGCTGAAAGGCTTGGAATATCGCTTAATGTTGTAGCGCGGAACCGTAGAAAATTAAAAATTGCTCCAGCTCCATACTCTCCCATTAAGGATGCGGACAAGGATATAATTCTTAATTTATTGGGAAGAGTATCAGATTTAAAAATTGCAAAAAAAACAGGGTACAGCGTATATGTAATTAAAAAATTTAGAGAACAGAACAAAATTAAGCCTTTCAGTAAAAGCATTTTAGAAAGATTTTCACCGGACCAACGTAAAAAACTCTTATCTATGCTTGGGAAAGTTTATGATAGAGTAATAGCCGAAAAATTTAATATTGATGACGAGGCAGTAAGAAGAATTAGACAGAAATTGAATGTTCCGGCATTACGTGAGGAAAAAAGCTTGCAAGAAACAATAGAAGGGGACGAATACATTAAATCCCTGCTGGGCACAATGACTGATAAAGAAGTCGCTAATAAAACAGGCAAATCAATACAAGTTATCGGAAAAGCAAGGAGAAAATTAAATATCCCGGCGTTTGATACAAGGGGGCGGTCTACAAAGAAACAATCTTGATCTTTCCAAGATAAAAACGCGCCCCCTATACGAGATTCCAGGGGGTATACGAGATTCCAGGGCTATTCCCGGAGGTTGTAGTTGATCTCACGGTACGATTGCCAATCACACGTGATGATGATGCCGCAAAGGTGGATGCGGGAAACAATGGCTGGTCCAAGACGATCTTCCAGGGCTGTAGGGTTGTAGTTGGCGATAAGGATGGTCGGCTTGCCGTTCTGGTGCCGGTAGTCAATGAGCCGTTCCAGCGCCGGGCCTGTAAAGTCCGTGTCCTTTACCTCGTGATACTCGTCCAGGACCAGCAGATAAGGCGACTTGTAGCGGGCCATGACAGAGGATTCAGAGCCGCCGCCGTTGAACGTCTCCCTCAAAGCCATCGTGTAATCGTAAGCCTTGGAATAAAGGACGCGCTTCTTGCGCCGGTACATGACGCGGGCAAGAAACGTGCTTAAAACCGTTTTCCCGGTGCCGTAGCGTCCGTTTAGTACAATGATACTCCCAGGAGTCAAAACAAGGCGGTAGGCATCACGGAGGGCCTTCTTCCATGGTTCTCCGGTCACTTCGTCGAGGCAATCAATCGCCCGGCGAGGAAAGCCTCGGTCAACCAGGCCCAGGCGTTCATAGGTTGCCTTGCGTTCTTCCTCCCGCTGTTTCTCGGCGGCGAGCGCTTCCGCTTCCAGTTCTTCAATGCTTCTTCCGTCATCCGTGGCAAGCGCTGTCATGGATGCCAAGAGGCTTTCAATGTCGGCACCTTTGAGGGCGTGCCGGGCGTCAATGGGGTCGTCAGTCTGTCCAGAGTTCATCTCTTCGTGATGGTTTAGGTGTTGATTTTGATGCGGTTCCCGCGGCATTGGCGGGTTTCAATCCGGCATCGGCAACATTGTTCCGGGCCCAGGTAGCGGCGTATTGGCGGGCCAGCGGTCGCCAATCCGAGAGAGGCACGCCGTGCCTGTTCCGCCACCCAACGGCGGACTGTTCGTCGAAAAAACGTTCGGCACACCGTGTCAGCTCGTCTCCGATCGGGTGTAAAGCCTGGGCGGCCATAAAACGGTCCACCTCGGAAACGTCCTGCGGAAATTGGCGGACTTCGCGCCCGGTTGTAGTTGTAGTAGTAGTATTATCTTCTCTTCTCTTCTCTGGTAACGGTTTTTGTAACGCTCCGAGCGTTACATTTGCGTTACATGTTTTTGTAACTCGCTCATTATGAGCTTTTCTACTATTCGCAACACGGCGGTTCGTATTGGCCCTATTTTTAGCGGTTTGGCCGTTGTGGCGGTCAAAATTGGGGATTGAAAGGAGGCCCTCGCGTCCATTCAACCAGCCGACTTTGACAAGCCCAGCGGCGAAACCGGGGCAGAATACGAGACGGTCGAGAAACGAATTTGTAACGGTGATGGCGTTACCAGAGACGGATTGCTGATCGGCCCAAATCCAGAGGCGAAGAAGCTTGCCAACCACGGCATCCTGATCAATTCCAAGGATGCCGGCCAGCTTCACCACTTCCGGTTTGTCGGGCGTCGTGTGTTCAACTTTGATCCAGTCTCCGGCCATACTAAAAAAGCGTCAGTTGGGGGTTGTAGTTAATCCACAGGCATTCCACACGTGGACTGCTCATGTTGGAAATGGTCTTGATGGAGTCCTTGT